CCGCGCGCTCGAGCACCGCGCGGACGGATCGCTGCGCTGGCCGGTGGTGGTGCTATCGGTGAGCCGGCAGAGCGGCAAGTCGATCATCGGGCGGATTGTCTGCGGGTGGCGGCAGGATGCTGCCGCCGATCTGTTTGGCGAGCCGCAGACGGTGGTGAGCACGGCCAACAAGCTGACCACGGCGCTCGAGCTATGGCAGGGCGTGGCCTACGCGGCGCAGGGCAGGCGCAGCGTGCAGGTGCGCTGGGCTCGAGGCGCGGAAGAGATCGGCACCGCGATGGGCTCGCGGTGGCTGGTGCAGGCCGCGACGCCAAACCTGGCGGTGGGCCTATCCGTATCGCTGGGGCTGGTCGATGAGGCCTGGAATGTGCAGCGTGATCACGTGGAAAGCAGCCTTGTGCCCACGATGCTCGAGCGGGAGAGCCCGCAGCTGTGGATTGTGAGCACCCAGGGCGATAGCGGGTCAGACCTGCTGGAGTCCTACCGGCGGCAGGGCGTGAAGGGCATCGGGGATCCCGACACGGCAGACGTGCTGCTGCTCGAGTGGTCGGCGGATCCCAGCGCGGACGTGAACGACCGCGAGGCGTGGCGGCAGGCGTCGCCGCACTGGTCGCCCAGGCGCGAGGCGTTCATCGCCAGCCAGCTGGAGATCCTGCCCGACCAGATCTTCCGCACCCAGATCCTGAACCAGCGCGTGGATGCGCTGGGCGGGTGGGTGACGCGCGGCCAGTGGGCCGAGTGTGAGGCGCCGGGTCTAGACCTGCAGGCCGGCCAGCTCGCGCCCAAGATCGTGGCCGCGTGCGAATACTCGGAGGATGGCAGCCTGTATGCGCTGGTGGTGACGCAGCGGATCGAGAACCGAATCGTGGTGCGAACCTACGGGGAGCCGACCATAGACGGCTTGTGGCAGCGCGTCTGCCGGCTGCCCAGGTCGGCGCTGCTGCTGGTGTCGGTGGGGTTCAAGGGGCGGCTGCCGCTGGCGCCGTGCGACACGCGGCTAGTCGGCGTGAACGAGCTACGGCTGGCGACGCGCGTGACGCTGCGCGCGATCGCGGACGGCATGATCGCGCACGATGGAAACCCGGAGCTATCCCGCCACGTGCTGACGGCGGTGGTGGCCTACACGGGCGAGGCGGGCCCGGTGCTCAGTCAGCGCCGCTCACCCGGCCCGATCACCTACGCGCGCGCGCTCACGTGGTGCGTGGGCGCCACGCTCGAGATCCCCGAGGTAAAGCCGCGCCCTGCGGTATTCTCCGGCTCTCGTGACTGAGCCACGCCCGCACTACGCGCTGCCGCCGGAGACTGGGCCCGAGCCCGAGCCGCAGCAGAGCCTATGGATTCCCAGCTGTCCGCGCTGCGGTGGCGCCGGCGTGGTCAAGCTTGACGTGCTGGGCGCCGACCCGGACGACTGGTATACGTGCCGGACGTGCGGCGGCAGCGGCGTAGAGGGTGGCGAGCTCGCGGCGCGCCGGCTGCGCGAAGGGTGAGGCTGCTGGATCTCTACTGCGGCGCTGGAGGCGCGGGCGTGGGCTACGCGCGCGCCGGGTTCGAGGTAATCGGCGTCGACCTGGCCGCGCAGCCCAACTATCCGTACGAGTTTCTGCGCTGCGATGCGCTCGAGTTTCTGCAGCTGGCGGGCCTGCGCCAGACGTTCGATGCGATCCACGCATCGCCGCCGTGCCAGGCCTACTCGCGGCTGCGGCACGCGCGGCCAGACCGCGAGTGGCCAGACCTGCTCGCGCCGACCCGCGCCGCGCTCGAGCGCTGCGGCCTGCCGTGGGTGATCGAGAACGTGCAGGGCGCGCCCTTGAAAAACGGCGTGGTGATGCTATGCGGCACCGCGTTTGGGCTCGACGCGGATGGGTTCGAGCACCGCCGCCACCGATTCTTCGAGGCCACGTTTCCGATGCTGGTGCCCGGCTGCCAGCACCAGCTGCCATCCGCGCCCTTGTATGGGCATAGCAGCGGGAAAGACTTCCGCGACCGCTATGGGCGCGGCTATGGTATCGAGCACAAGCGCGCAGCCATGGGCATCGACTGGATGAACCGCGACGAACTCGCGGAGGCGATCCCGCCGGCGTTCACCGAGTACATCGGGGGCGCCCTGCGCGACCACCTCGAGCGGGCGGCAGCAGATGAACTGGTCTGACCTCTACCACCTAGACCTAATCCTGATCGCGGCGGTGGCGATCCTGTACCTCGCCCTATTCGTGATCGCCCGGCGGTAACGTCCGAGCCGGTGTGATAGGTTCGAGCGGATCACGGATCGGGGGCCGATCCGCGAGTGACCCGCCCGGGCTCACGGGGTGATTCTGGGGAAACCGGTTTCTACGGATTGGAGCCCCCATGCGCCTACTCGGACGCGCCCGGCAAGCGCCGGCACCACCGCACGCGGCCAGCCGCAGTCTCGGCCAGATCCAGTTTCCCAGTGACCCGATGCTGCGCGTGTCGCGCGAGGCGGCGATGAGCCTATCGGTGGTCGCAAACGCGCGTAACGTGATCGTGGGGATTGCCAGCCAGCTGAGTGTCGACCGCAAGCGCGGCGACGAACTGCTCGACCCGGGCACGATCTTAACCCAGCCCGATCCAGACCAGACCTGGCCGGAAACGCTGGGGCTCACGGTCGACCAGCTGATTTTTTACGGCGAGGCCTACTGGCTGGTGGTGCGCCGTGACAGCGAGGGATTCCCGAGCCGCGCGCGGGTGCTGCCCTACGGCGCGACGGCGCCCAGGCTGGATCTCGACTGGTCAAAGTACACGCGGATCATCGAATATTCGATCGCGGGCGTGATCGTGCCGCCGCGTGACGTGATCCATTTCAGTATGCCGAGCCTGGGCGTGCTGCGAGACAGCGCCGCGCTGCTCTTGGATTCGCTGACGCTCGCGGCGGCGGCCAGCCGCTTTACCAGCGTGCCGCTGCCAGCTGGTGTGCTTTACAACGAGGGCCAAGAGGTAGGCGAGGATGATGCCAAGGCGATCGTGGCCGGGTTTGACGCGGCCCGCGAGGCCGGAGAAACCGCGTTCCTGCAATCGATGCGCTACGAGCGAACAGCCCTGAACGCTGCCGACCTGCAGCTGGTGGAAGCGCTCGCGGTGATGGACACGCGGCTGGCGCGCGCCATGAACGTGCCGGTTTCGATGGTCGGCGCGTCGCCCACCGGGCAGGCCCACGCCCAGCTGTACGCCAACGTGGTCGCCGCGCTCACCCAGCTGGTGCAGCAGGCGATTGCGCCGTACCTGCGCGTGATCGAGGAAACCTTTACGGGCCAGCAGGTGACACCACGCGGCCAGACGGTCGAGTTTGACACCGAGGATTGGCTGCGATTCGCGCAGATCGCGGGCGCGCCCACCACGGGCGCGCCGGCGGGGCCCGTACCGATTGGGGAGGCGCCGTGAGACTCCAACTAGACCCGCAAGCGCTCGATATCACCGCCAGCTCGGAGGGCTCGAGCGCTCGCCAGGTCGGCGGGCTGGCCGTGCCCTATGAAGTGGAAGCGCGCCTGACGCTGGGCGGGGCAGCCAAGCTGGTGACGTTCGCGGCGGGCTCGGTGGCGGTCGAGGGCGCATCGCCGCTGCTGCTGGGCCATGATCCGAACCGGCCCGTGGGCGTGCTGGTGGCGAGCGAGGGCGGCGAGGCGGGATTGCGCGCCACGTATGCGATCGACCAGACCAGCGATGGCGACGCGGCGCTAACCCAGGCGCAGAGCGGCAGCCGGCGCGGGCTGTCGGTGGGCGTTGACCTTGAAGAGTTTGAAGAGGATCCAGAAAACCCGGAGCGGATCCGGGTAGTGGCCGCGCGGCTCGCGGAAACCAGCCTTGTGGCCATGGCCGCGTTTGTAGGCGCTGGGGTCGACCAGATCGCAGCACACCGACCAGGGAGGGAAACAGCGATGAGCGAGACAACCCCAAAGCCTGCCGAGCCCGAGCCCGAGCAGCCCGAGCCGGGCGAGCCCGAGCCCGAGCCGGAGAGCACCCAGGCGCGGCGGCAGCCGCTGGTGATCGCAGAGCGCGGCCTGCCCGATATGCGGCTGGGCGAGTACGTGCAGACGCTGGTGCGCGCGGAGCGCGGCGACACGGGCGCGCGGCAGCGGATCGAGGCGCAGCTGACCCGGGGCAATATCACCACGTCGCCCGGTGTGGTGCCGATCACCTACGTGAATCAGGTGATCGACAGCCTGGGCGCGGATCGCCCGCTGTTTGCCGCCATGGATCACGCCGATATGCCCGGCGTGGGCATGACCATCCGCAGGCCCGAGATCACCACCCGCCCAGATGGCGCGTTCCTCGCGGACGACACGGCGGGCGCGCCGACCAGCGCGGCGGCGATCGTGAACCATGACGTGGCCGTGAGACAGTGGGCATGGGGCGGCAGCGCGTCGGTGGCGCTGGTGGAGCGCTCGAGCCCGAGCTACATCGAAGAGATCTTCACCCAGGCGGTGAAGAACTACTACCTGGACGTAGAGGCGGATATCGCATCGGCGTTCCCGACAGCGGTGAGCACGATCGCCACGGTCGGCCCGGCGGTGGCCGCGTTCATGGCCGCATACCGGACGTTCCCCACGCTGCTGGTGGTCGGCGGCGACGCCTACGGCAAGCTGCTGGACGCCACCGGCATCATGATGTTCGCATCGGGCAACGTCGACGCTGCCGGCAACGGCAGCTACGCGGGGCTGCGGGTGGTGCCATCCGCAGACGTGGCCGCAGCCGATGCCTGGGTGACGGCTGGAGACTTCCAAGAGATCCGCGAGTCCAGCCCGATCCGGCTCACGGTGTCGGACGTGACCAGCCTCAGTCTCGAGATCGGCGTGACCTCCTTCTATGCCCGCACGGCGACCCGGCAGACACTGGGAGGGGTGCCCGGCGCTGTTCGCATCGCCGCGTTCGCACCTGTCGCAGCCGAGGCGAGCAAGAGCACGGCCAAGGGCCGATAGAGGCGCGGCGAAGGGGCCGGCCCCCGCTCTCGAGCACCACGGGGGCCGGCCACTAAACTGGAGGCGCGATGGATACGTGGATCACGACCGATGATGTTCTACCGTGGATCGGCGCCATGGCCGACCCGGCCAGGTTGGCCGATAGCACGGCGGCAGCCAAACAGTACGTGGAGGATCGCCGCTCAGACCTGGGCCTAGTCGCATCCGTCGACCCGGCGCCAGCTGACGTGCTGCTCGGCACCGTCATCTACGCCAGCCTGATCTATCAGGCCAAGGCCTCGCCCACCGGCTATGCCGCGTATGGCGACGGC